GGAACTTGCGTTGTAAGCGGTATCCCTAAGGAATATACCATTGTTCATTACTGGAGTTGCCATTGTATATATTAATTTAAATTGTTACTAATTAAAATCTCTTGAACAGATTGTTCTGTCTTGAGATGGTTCTTTGTTGCCTATTAGCAGGCATTCTTTTTTGTTCTGGTTCATCTTGAATTGATGAACCCATTTTTCTTGCTTCTTCTGTTTTTAATTGTCTTACTGTTTTTTCTACAGTTTGTTTTGCTCCTTGGTCTCTTACTTTATTTCTATAAGAATCTGGATCAGATAATAACCATAGAGCTTCTGCAATTAACCCATGATTAGGTTCTACAAACTGATACTTTTCTAACAAGTGTCCAAGTAGGTTTGTAGGTTTACCAGAAATTGAAGGATAATTTGGTTGAACTAATCCTGAATATAATTGACTTTGCACTTTTCTATCAAGTTTAATACCACCTAGTTCACCAACTGCAAGTGTATTATAAACATTATCTTGGTAAGCTTTAGCTTGCTGAGCTTGTTGTTGTTTCTTATATTCTTGTTCTGCAAGTTGTCTATTTACAATATCTTCTTGCATTTTATCTAACTTCGGTTTAAACTGTTGAGCTTTTTGACCTAGTCTTCCTAACTCAGACCAATCTTCAACCTCTGCTTCAATTTCCTCAGAAGATCCAAAGTTTGTAGCATATAAGTATTGTCTTGCAATTTCTGCTTGATCATATTCATTAGAAGGATCCAAACTTCTTATTTCACCTACCTCAGCTAATGTTCTAAACAATGCTTTTAAATCAGTACCACCATCTGCTACATATTTAGCAGCATACTGAAGTTCTTCTGGAAGTGCTTCAAAAAACTCTTTTGGAGTATCTTGTCTAATCTTGTTTTCTCTTTCTTGAAAGTTAGCTTCAAATAATTCTCTAAAGTCTTTAGTAGTATATTCTTCTAATGCTTTGTCATCATCAAAAGGAATAAGTGTACCTTCTTCAATCATTTTCTGTGCTAACTCAGAAAGACCAGACTTATCTACTTTTGGTCTCCCTTTGTTTCCAGTTTCCTCTTCTTGATTGATCATATCATCAAGCTGAGCAATTGTCTCTTCAACTTCTATTTGTTTTTCCTCAGCTTCTTTCCTTTCATCAGGATTTTTAACTGTTGGATTGTCAAAGAACGTCATATCTGTTTTAGATGATGAAAAAACAGATTTCTTTTCTGGTTCATCTTGATTCTCAGGTAACATTATATTATCTGCTCCTGGAGTACCAAAAATTGAATCAATGTCTATGTCTACTTGACCTACCGTTGTAGAGTCTTGTACTTGAGTTTCCTCAAGTGGTTTATTGGTTTCTTCCATTTTGTTGGTTTTTGTTTATACTTTAATATACTAAATAAACTTGGAAAATTTAAAAGTCAAAAATTAATTTTTTGCAATATATGGCTAAACCTATTTTTTCTTTTTATCAGAAGATTTAACATCATATTTATTTTTATTGACTTTAGCTATTTCTAATTGTTTATTTGCAATGTCTTGCTGTATTTGTAACTTCTGTTGTTCAATATCCATTTTTTGAGAATGCTTAACCATATCATCACTTTGCTTCTGTCTTTGCATATCAGTTTGCTGTTGATATGCTTCTGTAGCTCTTATCTCTTTCATAGCATCTCTATAGTCAGACATTTGATTTTCATTTAAATCAACCATAGATCCATAACCAGCAGCTCTAATTTCAGCAACAGTAATATCTTTCTGAATCATCTTATCATCTCTATCAGCAGTAGCTTGGATATCCATCTGTTTTTGTTTCTCTTGAGATGCAAGTTGTTCTTGTTGCATTTGCTGTTGTTGTTGCATTTCTTGTTCTTTCATTTGCTGCTGTTTCTGCTCAGACATTTTGAGAACAGTGTTGATTTCAGCAATTGAATCAGATTGTACAATCTTACCAAGATCATAAATAGAAGCGCCAGTAGTATTATTTTGAATGGCCATTTGTTTTAACTGTTCAAGAACAGCTCTATGATTTGCAGTAGTACTACAGAAAATATTTAAATCCCTCATTAAAAGATCAGTACCTTCAATTTGAAAAGCTACTTTCTCATCAGCTTCTGTAATATAAGTAAGTCTTGTTGATGGTTTAGTTGAATGATAATACTGTGCTAAATCTGTACGCATCTGATGAACTCTAGGCATTAGATAATCACAGTGCTGGATAAAGAATACTTCAGTCTGTGCATAAGATGCTGCAGCAGCTTGTTCTACTCCAGTAGCTGTCATCTGAGATAACTGTTGTCCCATCCTTTGGGGATTAACTCCAATTACTTCATATGCTTGTTGCTTAAAGTGATTAGCTAATTGCACTCTTGACATTAATCTTTCTGTCTGTGAAAGATCAAGTTTCTGAAAATGCTGAAAGTTTAATGCATTTTCTGTGTTTGTAATAGAAGTATCCAATGGTAACATTTGGAAATTCTTCATTGCAACATAAGCTTTAGCATAATTACCTTTACCCCAATCTTCTCCAAGAGAATGCTTAGGTAAAGTATTCTGGTCAAGCATGATAATTGTACCTAACTCATCTACTAAGATATCTGCAATCTGATTGTTTACAATATTGTACCCAATCTGATATGGCTTCATTAAATCTAATAGAGCAGTAGAACGAGTGTTTCTATCTGTAAATACAGAACCTTCAACAGGTAATTTACATCCATATAAACTTTGGTCTCCTTTAAACTGAAATTTAAGTGGACCAATTTTATGTTTATCAACACCAATATAGATTGGAGTAAAGCCGCCAGGGTTATTCATACCCCAGAATGATGGAATGTTTGGTCCAATTTTTACACCACCCCAAACCTCATTGATCCAAATCCAATCAATGTGTTCACCATAAATTAAGTTATCTCTAGTTTTATTTTTATAAAGTCTAGTATCATAAATTGGTTTATCTGAAATCTTGTAATCTTCACTTATAATTTCAGTAACTACTTCTCCTGTTTCTGAAATTTTAGTTAAGTGTCCTACTTTTTTCTGTGACTTCCAATAACAAGTTGTAACTCTAAGAAGGAATGCTGTACCTTGGTCATAATAGTCTTCTCCTTCTGCAAGAATTTGAGTAATAATGTCTGAACCATCTAGCACATTACCTCCCATAAATGAGGTATATTGTCTATATGCTAATGAAGGCATGTTGACATTCCAGTCATGAGATTTAGTAGCATCATAAAAGGAACCATCATTCTGCATACCACCAATGTTATATGCAGCAGATCTAATAGGATAAATTGCTTCTAAAGCAGCCATCTGTTCTTCTGTCATGATATAACCATACTTATCAATAACATCAGATGGAGTCATCATATCTGTTTTACCAACCCAGTTACCTTGAGATATATATCTATTGTCTGGAGATTTATGATAGAATGTAACTACAGGATTCCAGAGCTCTACCTCATAATCATCTTCCATCATGCGGAAATGCCAAAATTCTCTATCTGTAATGAGCATATCACGGAAGCCTCTTTCTTCTAGCTCATCCATTCTAAATCTTTCTACATCAACTTTATGTTGATGAGTAGCCCATTGTTCAATTACAGATCTATAATCTTTTTGAAAAAACTTTTCAATTTCTGGAAGAGATTTTATTTTTTGAGGATCTAGTTCTTGTTGTGCTTCTGGAGAATTAGGATCTAATCCTTGTGCAATAAGTGCTGAAATAATTTTAGTTTGTGCATCAGCCATTAATGTTTCTTCTACTAATTTCCTTTTCTGCTCTAACATTTCATTGTATGAAATATCATCAACAGCACGGTATGTAAGTTTAGTAGATCTTTTAGCAAACTCTCCCACTAAAACATTAATAACATTTGGAATAATTGGATAGAATTTTAGTTCAAGTGCAGAACTATCTTCTTTAGTAAGCATTTCTACAATGTCTCTGTACTCATTGTTCTCTTCAACTATATAATCATTTCTATCAATAATACCTTTAGCAAGCTTGTAGTTTTTCATCAATCTACGAGCATTTCTACGGATTTGTTTTAGACCATTCCATTCCAACCAGTCTAAGTTCCATGCAGCCCATTGATCATCTTTTTCACTTTTAGGAATAAATTGCAAAGGTTGAGTTACACTACCTAAACGATTGTGTTCAACTTTAGCCCCTTTTTTTAATTGCATTGCGTTATATACCTGCATAGCTTTTATTTAATATTTTTGAAAGCAGACCTGTGAGATCTACTTGAAGTACTGTTCATTCCATTACCCATATGTCTAAACGGACTCTTATTTAATTTAAACAAATTTTCTGACTTTTGCAAGTTTTTAGAAGCATCATCCATGATAACTCTTTTAGAATAACCTCTGTTAGCTTGCTGTATTCTCATGAATGCAACTAAGGCTGCAAATGAAACAAGTCTATCCACGTTGACCCCATCAGCATACTCTTGCATTTCTTTAAGTAACATAGGATCTGGAATACGTTCTATTCCGTACTTTGTCCGTACAACTGTACCATCTGTTTTAGTTTCTACATCTAACTCTTCTCTACAATACTCTATAGTATAACTTAACAAATGTGCTTTAAATAGTGTACCTGTGTTTTTCCAACCATATTCCTGGAATACGTTAGCATTTGAACCTAGGTCTTTTAAAAACATAATCTGGCTTTTGGGTACTAGAAATCTTTGTTTCTTTCTTGAGATCATATACTGGATAAACAATGAGATGTTATTCTCAATTACTGTCCAAGCATTATACCATTCTATAATTAACTCTAGTCTCTGGTGGGTTTTATTAATATCATCAAATCTACCACACCAAGCAGCTACAATTTTATCTGGTTCTATATATGTTTCTGTTTCTCCCACAGTAACTTTAGTTACTTCTACAGGAGCCTTCATGATATAAATAGAACAGAGTGATTCTGATGTTGTTGTTTTACCTTCTGATACAGGGTCAATAGATGCATAGTACTGACCAAATGTAGGATCCTTAATTGGTCTTTCCCATACTACAAGTGTTCCAGTTTTATCTTCTAGTTTCTTAGATACTGGAAACTCTTTAATAGGTTGTTTATCTGTAGATTTTACAGCAACTTTACCTGTATCATCAGTAAAAATATCTAAGAATTCATAAGCATATTCTTTCTCTTCAATTCTTCTTTGCTGTGCAGCAACTAAGTGTGTAGGAAATAGTGATACAGACCTATGTGCAAAAGCTTCTCTAATATTTCTTGGGTGCTGAGAAATCCTTAATTGGTAGTCTTCTGGGTTAAGTTCTTTCTTCCATTGCTCAAACTGTCTATCTAAAGCTTCTAAAGCTTCAGTTACAAGTGAGTTACCAAAGTCATCAATATAAGGAGGCATTGACCATTGCTCAGGAATAAATAATCCTGACA